CGACGTGCAGGCGCCGGCCGATCAACGTGGCCAGCTTCCATGCCGCCGCGATCATGCACCCGAACCGGTGGCGCGTCGCGCGCGTCCGGCGCGTGATCTTCGTACCAGACACACACGTCGCTCCGATACCCGGGCCGGCCCACGTGGTCGCGTCGATCGGTTCGATGTCGATGCGCGTGGCCCCGCCGCCTGCCGACGCCACGTCGGTGATCCGGTAGGTCAGCGTGTTGATGTTGAACGTGCCGGGCGCGATCACCCAACCCGACAAGGTGACGATCTGCCCCCGCGCCAACCACGCGGTGAACTGCTGGAGCCCGGCCTGCGGCTGGTTGGCCGAGATGGCCAGCGTGTGCGTACCGGATCCAACCGTCGTCCCGATGTCTACGGGGGCGCCGCCCGGAGTGAGCGAGAGCTGGAACGTGTTGACCGCCCGGTTCACCACGTAGTACGTGACGCCGACCGACAAGTTCTGCGGGAGCACCCCGGTGGTGGACAACGTGATCGCCAAGTTGTTCGGCAGGCCGTGCGCCGCCTCGGTGATCGTGTTGAGGAGCACGTCGACATCGGCGTCGACAAACGTGAACCCCGAGTACCCCGTCGTCGTGATCCGCAGGGCCGACCCCGACAAGTCTGCGCACGTCAACGTCGCCCCGGTTGCCACGAACTCGGCCACACCGGTGGCGATCACACTTGTGCTGACAATCGGAGTGCTCTCGTTGAACGACACGTACGACGGCGAGATTGCCGCGGTCGGGTTGAGCGTGTCGAAGTACGCGGCGGCCCGGTTGTACGTGCGCCCCAGCAGCGCCTGCGACGTTCCATCACCTCCGTTGCCTCCGGGCTGGTGGTCGTTGCTCGGATAGCGGAACCCCGGCGGGTGCGGGTTGTCACGCCAGTGCGGGACGTACACCTCAACCGACGCCCCGTCGACAAGCAACCCCGAGTCCGTCGCGGCCCCTCCGGTCCACGACGCTACCGTGACCGTCGTGCTCGTGTTGGCCGTGACTACGCCTTGCGCGCTCACCCCGTAACCCGCCGTCGTCACCCGGATGACCCCGCCGACGAACACGTCCGCGGGAATCGACGGGACCGTGATGGTCAACTTGTCCACGCTGAACGTCGTGGACGACGTGACGAAGCCCGGCCCGTCGATGCCTTCGTTCCAGCAGAACGGCAGCCACAAGGCCGCGTCTTCGTTCGACGTGACCGTGTCGGGGAACGTGTAGCCGGGCAGCCCGTAGCCCGTCGGGTACGGCCCCGGTTGCTCAGGCTGGTACGGCGTCAGTACGCGCACATTGTCGTACGTGGTGAACTTGCCGTTCAGCGTCACGTAGGCCGACCGGTTGGCCAGCAGCGCGACCGACGTGCCGGTCGCCTGAAACGGCGCGACCCATTGGACCGTCACCGACGTGGTGTCGTTGTCCACCACGGTCGCGTACCCGGCCTGCGCCCAAAAGCCTCGCATGGCGAAGACCGTGTGCGCGAGCCGCAGCGTCGCACCGACCCATTGCTTCGCCGCCAACGTCTCCAGCACGTTCAGTTTGGTCCGCGTGCCCGCCGCCCCGTGTTCCGTAGTCGACACGGTGGACGCGACCACACTGGCCGTCAAGATCGTCAGGTCCATGCCTGACGCCTGCACGGCCATCTCGGGGATCGAGACGAACCCTTCGGTGTCTCGATCCCCCCAAGGCCGCGCGTTGCTCTGGCCCCACCAGACGAGGCCGACTTCGACGTCGGCAGGAAGACGATCGAAGTGCTTGAGCATGCGTTCAGCCCGTCAGGTTGCGCTGGCCACTCGGGTGGGTCCGGGGTCCACTGGAGAACCCGGTGCCGATGAAGGCGTCGATCTTGCCCGCCGCGTACGTGTCGTTCACGCCCAGCGGGTTGTACGCGACCAGCGTCCAGTACTGGCGGTCTGCGACCGACGGCTTCCGCGCGACCGTGAGCCCGATCGGGACGATCACCTCCTCCCCCGCGACCATGTGCGCGGACGCCCGGTGCAACAAGAACCCGATCGGGGGTGAGCACGCCACGACGACCCCGGTAGTGGGGGCCAAGACCGGGTCGATCACGTCTGACGCGCAGAGCATGAAGAACACGTACGGCACCTTGGTCGCCGTGGGCACGAACGTCTCCTTGCACCGGACCAGCATCTCCAGATGCCGGCCCGGTCCGGCGCCCGCCGTCAGCGCGTTGACCGTGTCGCCCGAGAGGAACCCGAACGACATCGTGGCCAACGACAGATCGGACGCGACTTGACAGAGGACGTCTTGCATGGCTCAGCTCCCCAGCGGCGACAGGGCCGAGCGGAAGTAGCGGTTGCGTGGGCTCGGCGGCTGCTCGCGCAGGTCGCCCACGATGCTCCCGCCCGTCAGGTCCGCGGTCACGAGCACGCGGCCGAACAGGTACCGGGCGCTCGGGCGTCGGGGCACGCCCGACACGAGAAGTTCCTGGAACGGGTTCGCCGCGAGCGCGACGCGCGTGCCCGCCGTGCACCGCTGCACCGGGATGCCGCCCGACGACGCGATGACCTCGGGGAACCACGTGACCGTGTGCGTGCCGGTTCCGGCCGCAGCCGTGATGTCCACCACGGCGCCGCCCGGCGTGGTCGCGAGCTTGAACGTGTTGGCCGCCGCGTCCCGAACGAAGTACGTTTGGGTCGCCGACAACCCCGCGGGCAGCGCGCCGCCCGAGTTCGACAACTGCACGCGCGTGTAGTCGGGGAGCCCGTGGGCCGTCTCGGTGATCGTGTCGTTGGCCGGGCTCACATCGCCGTCCACGAACGTGAACGTCGTGTCCGCGGGCGAGCCGGCCGGCAGGACAGGCAAGCCGACCAGTTGGAACTCGACCTCGGCCGTGTTCGTGCCGGACGTGAGCGCCGCGATGACCGTGATCTCGAAGAAGCGCGTGACGCCCGGGCCGGTGAGCGGCTGGAGCGTCGACAGGTCCAGCCAGTTCTCCGACAGGCGGGGCCGGGTCGAGTTGGGCGTGTCGAGCGCCGTGGCCGTCCAGGTCGCGCCGCCATCCGCGGTCGTCCCGAACAGCCGGTTGAATACGTCGAACATGGGAATCTCCTCGTGTCTGGTAGGGCGCGGCGGTCACCCGCCGCGCGAGTGGATCAGGCCGCGACGAACGCCTCGGTGTTGACGATCTGGTCGATGCACCGGATCGACCGACCCATGAACTCGATGCCGGACATCGGGTCGCCCCGGAGTTCGGCCGCCTGGCTGACCTGGAGCGCGCCGCTGATCTTGTTGGTCGCGTACGCGAGCTTCTTGAGCCCGGTGAAGATCGCCCGGTTGACGTACCAGACACCCCGGACGTTCGAGCGCCACGGCACCGCGCCCTCGGCCTCGATCATCTTCTCGACCAGCGTCGAGTAGGTGGCCGGGGCCTGCGTGCCAGTGAGCGTCAGGAAGTCCGACACCTTGATGTTGCACACGCGCACGAGGAACCGCCAGTCCTTGACGCGCAGGCCGGTCATGCGGCGGAACCACTCGCGGTACACGACCATCTTGGCCCCGGTGACCGCGTTGACGTTCTCGCTCACCTGCTCGCCGAAGTCCCGGCGCGAGAGCCCCATGACCTGCCCCTTCGGGTAGATCCCGCACACCGTGTTGGGCGACCAGCCGACCAGGAAGGCCGACGTGAGCGCGCCCGTGTCGCCTACCGTGCCACCCGCGTCGATCACGTGCGAGCGGTTCGGCGCCGACGTCGACCTGTCGTTCGTGCGCACGGCGAACCCGTTGATCTGCTTGGCGTCGACCGTGCGGTCGCCGTAGATCATGTAGCGGTGCCAGTCCTGCGACATGGCCTCGACCATCAGCTCGGCCTCGCTCGCGCGCAGCGCACGCGCGTTGCCCCCCGCGTCGGCGATCGCCTTGTCGACCTCGGACCACGCTTCCATGATGCACATGGACTCGGTGTTCTGCTCGGTCGCGCCCTTCGTCGACACGGTGCCCTGGTTGAGCGCGCGTAGCGACGTGGTCGGCAGCTTGGTCACGACCGTCGTCTGGTCCGACCACTGGCTGGACGATTCGACGTGCGGCATGTCCGAGTCCATGCCGTTGACCTGGGACAGAAGGTTGGCGAAGTCGGCGATGTCGCCGTACTCGGTCTGGCGCTTCGTGACATCCGCGAGCGTCAGCCGGCCTGGGTCGAGAACGACCATGTGTTGTTGCTCCTACAAAAAGACGTGTGTGCTGGCGAGGCGGATGACGGACAGGGCAGGAAGACGAATCAGGCCGGCGTGGTCTTGCCGTACAGGATGGCAAGGCGCTGGTCCTCGGTGAGCGGGGCCGCGTTGCCGGCCGGCGCGTTGGACTTGATGACCTCGTGACCGTGGATCGCGTCGTAGAACCGGACGAGCAAGCCGCCCAGCTCCTTCGAGTTGCCGACCCCGGTGTCACGCAGGAACTCGCGCAGGGCAGGCGATCCGAACTTGTCGATCACGAACCCGATCTTCTTGATGCTCGCGTCGAACTTGACGCCGCCAATGTCCTTGTCCGCGCGGAACTCATCGGCCCACTTGGTCTCGACCTCGGCGATCTCGCGCTTGGCCGCTTCGGCCCGGTCGGCCGCGGTGGCAGGGAGGACCTTGTCGAGCAGCGCCTGCGCCTTGTCGGCCGGGAGGCCCAGCTCGGCGACCGCGGCCTTGAACCCAGCCATCGACTTGTCGCCGAACACCACCCCGTCCGGCACCTTGAACTCGACCGGAGCGGCCGGAGCGGCCGGAGCGGCCGGAGTCGCGGGCGCTTCGGGCGCGGACTCGCCCTTCGCGTCCGCGATCAGATTCGGGCGCGACTCGGGAGCCTTCGGTGCCTCCGCGACCTTGGACGCGTCACTCGCAGGTGACGGCGCCGCCGGGGGGTTGGACACGGAGGGCGTCGGGGTGGCCGCCGGGGGCGGGGAAGGGATTGCCGTCGTCGTCATACAGGGTGCGCTCCGTCAGCATGCGCACGTACGCGTCCGCCGATGCGGCCACGACGTGCTGTTGCAGCCCGACCCCAACGCTCCGGCGACCTTCGTTATACGCGGTCGTGAACGGGGACGAAGGGTCGTGCGAGTCGTCGTTCACCCGGCACATCGCGTCGAGCAGCCACCAGATCGTCCGGCGGCCCTCGGGCAGCGCCAACACGACCCGGAGGTCGCGCAAGACCATCTGACGCCGCCGCGCCTGCTTCTCGGCCGTCGCGGCCTTGAGGGCCTGTACGCGCGAGGCGTCGAGCGGGTTGATGTCGGTCAACGAGTCCACGCCCGAACGCTACCCCAACACTTCAATGCTATGCGTCCACCTTGGCCCGGCGAACCGCCACGCGCGCTTGCCGCTCCGCGGCCGTGGCGGCCGGGCCGCGGCGCAACTGGACGCCCGCGTAGCCGAGCACGGCACCGCCTAGGGCCGCGCCGATGTCGCTGAGCCACGAGCCCAGCCCGCCCTGCAAGATCGCGTCACGCAGGGCCTCGTATTGCTCGGGCGTCACGATGCCCTTGGCTCGCATGCCGTCGATGGCCTGGAGGGCTTCGGCCTGCTGGGCGGGCGTGAGGCACGCGGCCAACAGGAGGCACGCGAGCACGACAAGCAGCCTCACTGGTTCTTCCTCTCGACCGAGAGCACGTTCGACACGGTCAGCTCGACGCTCACGGCCGTGCCGTCGTCCTGCATGCTCGTGAACGTGATGAGCGTGTCGGTCCGGTTGTAGTCCTGGCAACTTGTCCAGGTCTTCGTGGTGTTGCCGACGAAGGTGACGGTGATGGTCTGCATGATCCTGCTCCTGATGGCTCTGACACTGAGGTCAAGGATGGCGAACGGGACCATCGCGAACAGCCCGAACATCATCGCTGACCCCACCTGCTTGATGGTCGAGCGACTCACGGTGTCGGTCCCCCAGCAAGGTCTCGACGCCGTGGGCGATGCGCTCGAACGCGATCATGGCCTTCGGGACCGCGTCGGCCAGATGGTTCGCCGCGCGTGCCCGAGCCTGCAAGACCTTGGTGAAGTGCGGCAAGAGACGCCAGATGACGAACCCGATGAACGCGAGGACGGCGGAGCCGACTCCGATGTGCTGGAACACGTAGACGAGGGCGCGCACCCACTCGGGCATGTCGGTTTCGGGTGACCACTCACTCCCAGTACCCACGAGCCTTACCCAGTTGATCGCGTGCATGACTAGTAGATGATGGCGAACCACGGGAGAAGGGCGGTCGCGCTGTCGATCGTGTACGTCTGCGCCGCGCCGACGTTGAGACTCGGGCGGGTCGCAAGATTCGCGCTCGAACACATCTGCAAATCGTCCGCGATCGACCCGGCCCTCATGCTCGCCGCTATCGTGGCCTGGTTGCCCACCGCGAGCCAAAGGTCATTCCCGGCCGCGACCTGCTGGCCCGAAGCTACCGAGATGGTCGTGGTCTTCTGACCGGTCGAGTTGAACGAGGCTGACACGTCGGTGTAGCCAAGCACCGTGAGGCTCGGGTTTGCCCCGACGGTCGGCACCCCGCGGAGCAACGCGACCTCTCCCCACGTGATCGTCGCCATGGCCGTCGTCACACGCGCTCGCATCTGCACGCTCGTGAGTGCGCGCGGCGCCTTGCCCATGTAGACGGCGAAAGTGCTGTTCGACGTGATCGTGCGCGTGGCGGTCAGGTTGGCCGACGCGAACGCGGGCGACCTCATGAACGCGCTCGTGGCCAACAGGTCCGCCGACCGGATGATCCGGTTGCCGTTCGCGTCGAACCTGACCCATCCTTCGCCATCCGCGTACTGGATGGACTCGCCAGCCTGAAGGGTCGCGGCAAACAGGCGTCGCACGTTGGCCCCGTTGACCACCGACACGGTCGCCACGTTGCTTGCCGAGCCCACGTTGGTCGCGACGACGAACTGGACCTTGCGCGTGGTCGACGCCGCCGGCGCGGCCACGATCGTCGTGTCGGTCGCGCTGGTGACCTGCCCGTCCGCCGCGCCCGTCGAGATCCCACTGGCTGGCAAGTCGACGTACGCCGCGTAGTAGTCGACGGCCTCGGCCGAACTGGTCGTGAGCCGCAGGCTGTGCGACGTGGACGGCAGCAGGATCATGCTCGCACCGCCATGAGCGCGAGCACGTCGGCTTCGGCGAGCCCCGAGCCGCTCCCTCCCTCGACCTGCACGTTGATCCGCTCGTTTGCCCCGTCGTCCGTGATCGTGAACGTAAGCGTGGTCGAGTAGAAGTTGAGGCGCCGGCGCGCGCCGACAAGCGTGCCGTCGTCCTCGACCGCGACCCTCGCGTTGCTCGCCAGGTCGTCGCCGTCGTCCACGGTGGAGAGGTCACCGAGTTCGAGCGCAGTCCGATAGCCCGCCGGGTCTGTTTGCAGACTGGCGGCCAGCGCGCGCACGAAGTCTCGGTCGACGAGTCTCATCAGGCGGCTCCTTGGCCGATCATCTGGTTCAACATCGCGAGACCCGCTGGCCCTGCCGTCCCCGCGTTCTTCGCCGCGGTGGTCGCGGTATTCGCGTCCTCCAGCATGTCCTTCTGCGCGTACGCGGCCTCGCGCGCCCTGCGCAACTCGATCACCTCGTCGGCCGCGCGGAGCAACCGGGGGTCCGCCTGGATCTTGGCCGCCGCGACCTCGATGACCGCGTCGAAGTCGACCCGGTCAAGCACGCGCTGGTCCATGTTCGCGACCACACCGACCAGCGAGAGGAACTGGTCGTTCGCGAACATGCTCTGGGCCTGCTGGGCCTGCGCGAGCACGCCGAGCTTCTGGACCTGGAGCACGCGGCCCTGGATGTCGTCCGGCGGGGCTTCGAGTTCGCCCAGCTCGACGATGCGCTCGTAGACGAACCGGACCAGCGGGTCCTGCAACTCGGTTTCGATCTGGTGCGCGACCGGCCCGAGGTGCGCCATCTGCTCCTGGAACTGCAACCGACGCTCGTAGGCCGTGACGTTCGGACGCGCGCCCTGGTCCGACGCGGTGAAGAACCGGAACAGGTCCGCGTGGAAGGACTCGCGGATGCGCTGGCGCACGTCGAGGATCGCTTCCTTCATGTGCGAGACGTCGATGCGCGTCTCGAACATGGGCCGGATGCCCGCCGCGTTGGTCAACCCGTCCACCTCGGTGCCCGCGCCCGGGAGCATGCGCAACTCGCGCCCCCGGAGACTCGGCGGGATCTGGAGCGGCGGGACCGTCAGGTAGTCGACACCCTGCGCGAGCCGCAGGTGCATGTGCTGGAGCTGGAGCACCGAGCCCAACGCCTCCATGCCCGGCGAGAACCCGTACGCCGTGCCCGGCGCCCGGTACCACCGGGTCACGAGCGCGGGGAACTGCGCGTACCCGCCTTCTTCGAGCAACAGGTCGTCGTTAAGGTCACGCGGCTCGAAGTAGATCGAGCGGAACGGCATGTCCTTCTGGAGTCGCCCCGCCGGATTGTACAGGTCGCGCGGCTCGATCAACTGGACCACGTCGACCCACTCGTCGACCTTCTTGTTCGCATACAAGCGCCGCACGTGTTCCGAACACCTGGGGAGCCCGAACCGCTCGACCATCTGGGCGACGGTCATCTGGAACGACCGGGCCAGCGTGTCGACCTCGCGCTTGCTGTTCTCGTGAATCCAGTACTCGCCGGCAGTGAGCGGGTGTAGGTGTACGACCGCCTCGGGGTCGTACTCGACGATCGTGGCGGCCGTGCCGAAGATCACGGACTCCAGGTAATGCATGGGCAAGACCTGGTACACGTTCGACTCGCTGAACACGCGGTGCACGCGCTTGGCCGCCGAGTCGAGCCACTTCCGATTCACCGGCGACGTGGACAACTCGGGGTCGTCGATCGACAAGGCGAACCACTCGACCGTCGGGTTTGTCGCGGTCGACATGAGTACCGCGACCAGCGTGCGCGCCGCCTTGGTCGCGGCGTCGTCGATGATGTCGAGCCACTTGGTGTCGGGCGCGTAGGACACGCGCACCTGCCCGGGCGCGAACGACCGACCGAGCCACGGGAGAAGCGCGTCCGCCAGTGCTTGGTAGCGGCGGTCGAAGGGCTGGCGCGCGGTGCGCAGCTCCTCCAGCCGGGCCATCACGCGCTTCTTCGTGGTCGTGAACACGGGTTACCCGCCGAGCGGTGTGGTGCCGGGCTTCGACAAGAACGTGGACTGCGCGCCCGTCGCCGCGCTCTGGCGGCTCTGTTCGAGCAAGGCCGCGATGTTCGGCTTCTTGGCGTTCTGTCGCCGCAACCCCGCCTCGGCCGTGCGTTGCTCGGCTGACGCGAGATTCTGCGCCTCGGCTTGCGCTTCGTCTTGCCGGCGCTGGGCCTGCCGCTGGGCGCGCGCGCCGCGCTCGCCCTGCACGATCGAGTAGGCCAACGCGCCAGCCGCGATGATTGCCTGGACGTATCCCATCAGATCACCTTCGCGTAGTTGATGTCGAGCACGGTGAAGCCCTTGCGGCCCATCCACGCGGCCAACTCGCCGGGCGCGGCCCACACGAACACCGCGTTACCCGAGTCGCCGCGGCGCCCCGCCCACGCGGTCGCTTCGGCCACGATCTCGTCGAACAGGCGCCCGCCCGCGCGATCGACCCCACGGAACTCGGGCCGGACGAACAGGGCGTCGAGCACGTAGGCCATCCGGGCCGAATGCATGTGCGGGGTGCGCAGCAGGATCGCGTACCCGACGATCAGGTCGTCGTGCTCGACGACCCACATGGCGCACGCATCGTCGCGCTCGAACTCGGCGTACAGGTCCCACCTGGGCGCGCAGTCCCGGAAACCCTCGGGGTGCCCGGCGATGTGCTCGGCCACGACGGCCGCGCCGGCCGTCGAGACCTCCGCGACCGTGGATCGGCGAATCGTTGGCACCCGAGCACTCTATGCGTGCCCCCCGAGCCTATGCGTCCAACTCAGAACGGCCGGTAGGTGACCGGACCGAACGGGTCGTGCAAGCCGCCGCGCTTGCGCTCAGCCTCACGGTGCAAGGACTCGCGTAGGTGGTCGAACGGGTGGTATTGGCCCGGGACCGGCGCGGGCATGTTGCGCGGCGCGCGCGAGACCAACAGGGCGAGCACGTAGGCCGTGGCCCAATCGGGCGACCGGCCCAGGCGCTTGATGATGTCCCTCCGGTCTTCGACCCGGATCTTCGAGCCCTGGGGCTTCCAGAGTGGAGCGCACAGGTCCGCGCGCAACTGACGGTCAGGCGGGAGCGCGATCCCGTTGTTCGCGTTCGGGTCCAGGGCCTCGCGCATGCGCCACCAGAGCATGGACCGGATGTTCGTGAACCCCATCTTGCCCGACGAATCGGACCCGACCGCCGGGTCGCCCATGTTCACGCCGATCACCTGGACGCCCAGCGTCATCAGGTGCGCGTACGGGCGCGCGCCCACACCGAACAGGTCGATGTGCACGGGCGCGGCGTTGCGCTGGGCCGCGATCACGTAGCCCGCGACCGTCGGGCCGTCCGTGCACTTGACGCCCGGGTAGACGATCGGGTGGTCGAACCACATGTCGTGCCGGCGCGCGATCACCGTGTTGTCCCGGCCCTTCAACGCGACGTCCACGCCGACCGAATCCATCTCGGGCAGCACGGCCAGGGGCTTCCACCGGGCCATCGCGGCGTCGACCCACACGGTCGGGATGACCTGCATGGGGTCGTCCTCGATCGACGCGGTGAAGTCGCCGAACAACATCTGCGAACGCAGGGGTTCGGGAGCGGCCTGGAGGCGCGAAATGTAGTCCGTGTCCCGGAGGAACGAATTGTCCGTCACGCGCGACGGGATGAACGTGCGGCTCTGCGGCCGGATGATGGCCTCACGCCGGGTCGACGGCGTGATCTCGTAGACCATCTCCTCCTCGCCGTCCTGGTCCTCTACGAGCACGAACGGGCGGTTGTCCGGCACCTCCCGGTCCTTGCCCCGGATGGTCGTGAACCAACGCAGCTCGCCCGGCTTCGCCGGGTTCGGGTGCATGGGGTCGAGCCACGGGGCGAAGAACGCGATGACCCAACGGCCTTCGCTTGACGTCGGCGGGTTGAACGTGAGAACCGTCTGGCACCGCTGGGCCGGGTCTGTCGACCGGACCCAGTTCATCAGAAACCGGACCTGCGATTCGAGGAAGTTCGCAGCCTCATCGCACACGAGCAAGTCCTTCGGGCGACCCTGGTACGCGGCCTCGTCGCCAAGGTGCGGGACCGACCCGAACTCGATCAGCTCGCACGTCGGCGCCGGGCGCCTCCACACCGGCGGCCGCCCGCCCAGCCCCTTCCGGTTCCCGACAATCTGTGCGACCCGGTCGATGATGCCGGTCAGCTCAGTACCTTCGCGGCGGAAGAACTGGACGACGCGATGGCGCATGAGCGCCATCCCGATCGCCAAGTCAGACTTGCCGCCGCCCGCCGCCCCACCGAACCCGATGATGTCCGCGTCGGACTCGAACGCGAGTTGCTGGGGCTTGTTGGCCGGGTCGGGCACCCACAGGGCCGGCGGGTCGTTCAGCCCGCCCAGCGCCTCGAAGCGCGCGCGCTCCGCGGGCGTCATGGCCGCGAGGATCATGTCGAGTTCGCTCACAGGTCCTCCAGCAAGGCCGAGAGCGAGCGCGGGGGCATGAGGCGCTGGCGCACGCGCTCGACGAGTTCGCGCATCTTGGCCTCGCGCTCGGCCGGGCTGCGCGGGATCTCGGCGCCCGGGTCAGGCACGTCGGCCGGGTTGTGCGCCATGGGCGCGAGCTTCTCGATGAGCGTGCGCCGCGCGTCCACGCGGAGCCGGTCACGCGGGACCGTCGCGGCACCGTCGGGGTCCGGCTCGCGCCCGTCGGCAATGCGAAGCATCTGTTCGCTCACCGCGTTGAGCCCGGCCCACCGGGCCACCCGGCACGCGTACGCGAACTCCGGGTCGCTGACCGGCCAGTGCAGGTTGATCGTGGCGAGCGTGGGTTCGGTCAGGCCTTGCTCGGCTCGCACGGCCACGTAGTCGCACAACAGTTTGCCCTCCGCGAGCCAGTTGATGACCTGCTCTTTGATCTCGCGCACGTTCATGGCCGGGCCAACTCGCGGAGAAGCCGGGCGGTCAGGTCAGGCGGGAGGGTGAACCTGCGCGATGTCCCGTCGACCCACCGCTGCACGGTCGTGCGCGCGACGCCGACCTCGCGCGCGACCTTGCGCTCGGACTCGCCGCGCTCGCACCGGACGATCACGGTCACGACGATCTCGTCCGGGACCTTGGCGCGGTGGTGGGCCATCAGGCTTCCGTCTCGCCGGGCAACCGCGTACACGGCGGCAGGGTTGCCTTGACCGCGGCCAGCATGCGCGAGAAGGCCGCCGTTAGCTCCGTGTCGCCGAACACACGCGACAGGCTCGCCTGCATCGTGTCAACGAGATCGTGCTGGCCCCGGGTGTAGCTGGCCAAGGCCAAATCCCGGGCGTCGGCCGAGCGAACTACCGGCTGCCAGGGTTCGGGGATAGGAACCACGTCCATCACCGTGCCTCCAACCGGGGCAACCACCGGATCACCTCGGCGGGCAAGTTGGCGGCCTCGCGGGCCGCGAGCGTGCGATCGTAGAGCACGCGCGCGCGCTCGTTCGCCGGGTTGTGCCGGCAAGCCGTCCAGAGCGCGAGCGGGAGCCACGCCTGCGCGAACCCGCCGGTCGTCCAGGCGGTCCGGCGGTTCACGTACGTGGCGGGCTCGTGCGGAACGAGCGGGTCGCGCAGGCCGATCCGCTCCCACGTGACGCCGTTCGCGTCCCACGCGTACGCGACGCACAGCTCGGCGGCCTGCCCGGCCCACGCGCGCACGTCACCCGCGCCGAACTGCTCGGCCATCACGTACGCGCCGAACGCGCCGACAGCCATCTGGTACGTGTAGGTCCAGAACGGCGACTCGCGCGCGTCGAGTTCGAGGTCGTTCGCTGGCGTCCCACGCACGTCCCACAGGCGGTCCCCCCACCGGACCTGGTGCAAGCGCGCGCGTTCGACCGCGCGCTCGCGCACGCGCGCGGCGAGGTCGCGGTCGTTGAGCACGCGCCACAGGTGCACGGCGGCGAGCGAGTTCCACCCGAGTGCCCTGGCCACGTACTGGTGCGTGAGTGCCCAGTCGGGCCGGACAGTCTGTGAGGCGAGCCACTGGTGCGCGAGGAACGTGGCCTCCTCTTGCATGGCCGCGTCGCCCCGGTACTCGATGTCGGCGGCGAGCCGGTTGATGATGAGGTGTTCGAGGTCCGGCCCGTACCAGTTGCCCGGCGTGTCGTAGTGGTGGACGTGTGGGACGGGCCACGTGCGGCCCGCACCGACCAGCGTCCAGGGCTGCCCATTCCACATGGCGAAGCCCGCGCGTTCGAGGTCGAGCGGGCGCCCGTTCGCGTGAGCGTAGTGGCAGGGCCGCTTGGCGTGGAGCGCGGCGTGGAGCGCGTTGTACGCGACGCCCTCCGGGTCGCTGGTCAACACGGCCTCGAAGCCCGCATGGAAGCCCTGCTCGCCGATCGCACCGGACTGGCCCGCGTTGGGCGGGATGCCCCCGTAGGCTTGCTCCCACGTGTGCTCCGTGCGGTGCAACGACGCTTCGATGTCCGCGACCGCACCGAGTCCGCGGAACTGGCCGGGCATCGCGTTGCCCAGCCACCCGATGGTCTGGCGCCCCAACGCGGCCACTTGCCGGTCTTCCGGCACGAACCCGCCCGAACGCCGGTACACGCCGGCCACCACGAGGCTCATGCCGTAGGCGAACCGGGTGCCTGCCGGGATGCTCGCCACGTCGACCGGCAGGGTGGCGAACGCCTGCGGGGTCGGCGCGCCTGAGTGCATGACACGCACGGTCGCGGGGTACGCGATGTCACCGGGGTAGACCGTGACATGCATGACCGCGACGAACGGGCCGATGCGCGCGTGCAACCGCGCGTCGATGCCCGCGCCGTTGACGGTGATGCCGTCGAACACGACCGGCACGCCCCCGAAGGTCGGGAGACCGAAGTAGCCGATCGGGTCGCGGGTCGCGGCCGCGGGCAGCACCGGGATGACGGGCGGGGTCACGTGGGCAGACTGGACGGCGTCCAGGTCGATCGCGACCCGTTGGCCGGGCGCGATGTCGTCGGGATACCAGACGTCGACGTGGTGTCCGCACGCACCGACCGGGTTGCCGACGACGATTCGGGTGCCGTCCGGCAGGGTCGCGGCCGACCACGCGGGCCGGGACTCGACGACGGTACGATGCCAGCCAGGGGGAGCGACTTGCGGGGTGCGGTTGCGCAGGTAGATCATGGGCAGGATGGGGCAGGATGGGGCAGGGGGACAGGTTGTCTAGTCGGCGGGTGGCGGGACCACGTCCACCGAGACGCCGCGGATGAGGCCGAGGGGCGGGACCACGACGCCACCGCGGGCCTTGCCGCGGGGGATCGTGTGCGTGCCGTCCACTAGTTCGACGACGATGCCCACGAGCTTGCGGAGCTGCGCGGCCGTGAGGGCGGTTTCGACGGTCAGCGTGACCGCGACCGTGCGGATGGGGCGCGAGCGGGTCATGCGGACGGCGCTCCCTGGACGATGCTGCGCTTCGCCGCGTCGGCCGCGTCGACGAGGAACTGCAACGCACGGGTGCGCTGCGTGTTCGCCGGCAACAGGCGCAGCAGCTTGCTCGCGGCTTCGCGCACGGCCTGGACGCCGGGGCTCTGCTCGGGCGGGATGGTGGACGGCTTGAGCAAGGCGAGCAGGTCGGCGTCGGCCTGCGGGGTCGCCGGTTCGGCGGTCGGTTGGATGGTCATGCCGGCACGGTATGCGGCCGGCAAGGTGTCGTCAATCCAGCGACGCGAGGAACGTGGCCAACGGGTCGCCGGCCGGATCGACCGACGGGCGCACCGATGTGACGAACGCGGCCGGGTCGGTGGACGTGCGCAACACGTCGGCCAACGGCGCGGTGGTCGGGCGCAGCGCGGCGTCGAGTTCCCGCGTGTACGGGGCCAGCGGGTCGGCAGCGAGTGGCGCGCGAGTGGCGTCCACTCGCGCGCCGTTCGCCGTCCGATCCGTCCGGGACGGGTCGGACGGGTCGGACGGATCGGACGGATCGGACGGCATGCGAGTGGCAGCGAGTGGCGCGCGAGTGGCGTCCACTCGCGCGCCGTTCGCCGTCTCGGCCTCACGCACCAGCGTGAGGAACGCGCCGAGGTCCACGCACGCGACCCACCCGGCGCGACGACGCTTCCACGCGACGACGGGGAGACGTGGCGACGATCCGTCGCGCGCTTGGGCTTGTGCGTCGCGCTCGGCTTGCCGGATCGCGTCGTGAATCATGGCCGGCGATTCGACGGCCTTGCATTCGATGTGGAGCGAGGTCGGCCCGCCGACGATGTCCGACGACTCGACTCCCGCGCGCTGCTGCCCACGGATCGCACCGGGCCAGCCGACCGCGCGGAGCAGTTCGGCCAGCTCGCGTTCCGCGGTCGCGCCTTTCGCGCGCGAGTTGAGGCGCGCGGCGCCACGCGGTTCGGGGATCGTGTCGGAGGGGCGGCGGCGATGCGGTGGACGTGTGGGCATGCGGGTAGCGTAGCGCACCGGGGGTGCCCGGGACAGTGTGTTGTGCCGGCGCGCGGACCGGCGGACCGGCGGACCGGCGGACCGGCGGACCGGCGGACCGGCGGACCGGCGGACCGGCGGACGGCATCGACCGCGCCCAATGCCCCTAGAAAAATCGGAAAAATACCGCCATTCGACGATCGGCGCCGGGGGGGCACCTAGGGTAGCGGGGGCGACGATCGGGCCGCAGCGGGGCGCCCGGGCGTTCGGGTCGCCGGGCAGGCGAGCCGGCGCGAATGTCGAGCTTTGCGGTGCAAAGCGCGGCGACCTTGGCGCGGTCTGTCGAGCCGCGGGTCTCACCGGCTCCGCCCGGAAAATCCGAGGACGGAAAATCAAGCGGACCGATTTTCCGGCGGATTTTTCTTTCGTTCGGGCTTTGTTTGGTTCGACCCACCGGAAAATCAGGCCGGGGCTTTCGCGAAAGGGGCCGTTTCTTAAGGAAAACGGCCCCCTTTTCGCGAAAAATAGCCCAAAAGGCACTTTTGACCTCTACCCGATTTTCGACACTTGACCATTTGTCCGACATAACCTCGCCGCGGTGCGCTACTTCCGCGTCTTTACACTTTGCCTTTTACAACTGGTAAAGTTACAACATGCACAGCGTCAAAAACGCACTTTTTCGCGTTGGACACTTGACCATTTGTCTATTTTTAAGTTGTTTGTTTGCAACACTTTCCGCGTCTTGGCACTTTGTACCCCTATTTTCGACACTTTGCGGGCCAGAGTTCGCTCCGCCGTATGGGAAGTTTTCCTGGCTCTGTTACCTAACACGGGCCGAACATTGGGCCGCCGGGCGCCGAAAAAAGCGAAAAAACAACGTGTCCCGCTTGACATTCTGTCTCCGGGCTGTAGAATGGAACACGTGCGAACCGATGATCGGCCGCACGAGGACAAGCAAAATGGACCCTGAACAACTAGTGCGAGACTACTGCGCCGAATGGGCGCCGCTCAGCCGGGCCGAACAGTGCCGCGAGTACTACGAATGGGTGCGGCGAGGGGGCTACCGGGCCCGTGTCGAGTTCGCCGACGAGGCCGGCGATACGATCATCGCGTTCGTCGCGGCTCTGACCCCGAACGGGGAACGACGTCTTCACGTCGTCACGCTTGGGGGCAACCCCCGGTCCGTCCGGACTACCGCGGTCCGGCAGGTGGGCACGATCGCGTTGGCCAAGGGGGGCGCATGACCAACGATCATCGTGGCACCGGAGAACCCGAACTCACCGACCGCCAACGACAGTTTGCGGACCACTACACCGACACGATTCGGGCCGCTATGGCCAAGGATCCGGCCGGTTGGATGGACACGCACGCTACCGCCCCCCGGCTTGCCGCGCGGATGGTCATCGCGCTTACGGCCGGGACGGCCCTTGTGAGCCCACAAGCCAAGCAAGCCGCTCGCCGGCTCGGCATCACGCCAACCAAGACCGCCATTCGCGCCTGGCTGCGCGAGGATGGTGACGCGTGACCCCGCGAGTTGACTACAGCCCGCTCCTCTCCCGCTGCGCCGACGCGATCCAGGCCGGCCAGTCTGTCTACGTGGTCACGGCGACTCGGGCGACCCGATGGACGCCGACCACGTGGCGCCGGTGGGCCGGCAAGTATGGCGACCCGATCTACGTCGCTGCCTCCGGTGACCTACGCATGCGCCAGGGTCGCGGCTCGGTCTGCATCGGTGGCGCCACATCCGGCCTTCTCGTTCGCGTCGAGGTACGCGCATGACCACGTCACGCGACCCATCCGGCGCGGCCCTGTGGGCCGCACTCATCGCCCGCCACGTCCCCGCCCTATCGGCCTACTCGGCCGCTTGGTGGGCCGAGGACCTCATCCGCCTTGCACGTCGTGCCCACCGGCACGCCGAACGGTGCTGCGCGGGTGAGGACGGGGGCTACACCCGGTACGACCTGGCCCGCCGGTGCGTCGTGCACGATCCAGAAGCCGAGGAACGGGCCGACAAGCGGCTGCACAAGGCCGTAGCCGCTTGGGTCCAAACCCTGTGCGCCCAGGCCGGCGACTCCGGCGCCGTGGTCGCGTGGTCGATCGAAGGCGATCCTCGCGGCGCCTGCCTGCGGGTCCAGCTCGCCGGCATGGCCGAACTCGTGGGGGTATGCCCGTGATGCCGACGTGCCCACACTGCGGCGAGGAATGCGTCGCCGTTCACGATCGCCGCGCCCAATGTCCAGGGTGCGACCGGACCGCTATTCGGTTCTCCCCCGTGGATCCCTGGCAGTTCGTCTCGCCGGCCACCATGCGCGCGGCACGTCGTGCCGAAGCGGCCGTCCGGGACGAGTTCGACGACTGACGGCCCCGGTGAGCCTGTCGCCGACATTGCCGCGGCCCCCCGGTACCCAGGGGGCAATCAAGGAAAGGCTCCGATGACCATGTTCCAGTTCGGCGTGCATCGCTCCGGTGCGCGCATCCCCCGCAAAGAAGTCGCGCAGCGCCAACGCATCGCCGAGCGCCACGAGTGCCATTACGTCTATTGGTGGGACGAGGCCGAACGCCGCGCGCATGCGTGGTTCGCCGGCCCGAACCTGGGCCACCCGTTCGACAAGGCATTGGCCGACGCGGTCTTGGCCGAAGTGAACGCCACGGCTGGATGGCGGTGCACCCGCGAGTACGTAGAGGTCCGGCCCGCGTGCCATGTGCCGTGCTACCGGGTCCGCGACGCGGCCGGGCGCCTGCGCACTCCAGGCGCGTCCACCCCGACGACCGCGCGGGCCGCATGGGCCGAGGTGCGCGCATGAATGCGGCCCTACCACTACAGCGGATCGTTCACTACTTGCAGCACTTCGACACGCAACCGGCCGGGGTGACCGTGCCCCGGAACCATATCCTGCGCGAGATCCCGGCTACCCGGCCGACCTACGCGGATGGCACGTACAAGTACGTGAGCGAATGGCTCGTCCACGACTACGGCACGTGGTACTGGCTCAACGACAACGGCGGCGAAGTGAATGTCTCGCGTGTCAATTCGGGCGCGTTGCCCGTGTCCGTGCCCGAGATCCTCCAAGCCGCCACCATGGCCTACCGGATCGCGTGCGTGCTACGCGGCGAGCCGATCGACTACGCCTACCGGCTCGACGACGACGACGACCGAATACTAGCCGAGATAGCCAAGGAAGTGACGCGATGACCGCTGCATCTTACAACCGTGGTTCTCGCGTTCTCGCGCGCGACATCGACGCAGCTATGCCGGCCGCGATTCTGCGGGCCGGACGTGAGGCCGATGAACTTGATGTCGCGCGCTTGCGGGTTCGCGTGGCCAGTTTGGAACGCGAACTGCAACGCGCCCGCAGATGCATAGCCGCGGAGCGAGCGGGCCGCGAAGCTTTGCGGCTTCGACTGTCGGATAGCAAACGAGAGTATGCGTTTGCTGTCGGGATCTTGTGCAAGCTCGCGTTCCCGAATGACCGAGCCAAGGAAGTGACGCGATGAACCAGCCCCCTCTCAAAGTCCGGGTCCCCATGGGCAACGCGCGTGCCTACATCGTCGTAGATGCGGACTGGCCGGTCATCGCCCACGCGGCGCCCCCGACCGAGCCACCCAAGATGCCCGCGCACGTGACCGTGCGCGCGCACCGGGACGGCCGCGTGCTCGTCTACTCGGCAGCCGATTACTTCGGTTCGCCCCTGTACGCGGGCGAGCTGACCACGCAGGTCAACTTGGTAGACGCGATCTTCCGCGTGGGCCGCGCGACCGGCATGCCGCACGCGATCCTACAGGAAGTCGTCAACCAGCTACCCGGCGAAGAACTCGTATGACGGCCGACGTGACAACACGCTGCACGGGCTGCGCGCAACCGTTCTTCTTCGACAGCCCCAACGCACCGACCGACACATCGGCTATCGCGTTCTTGCACGTGCTCGCGCCCGTGACCATCGACCGGTCGGGCACGCCTGCCACGCACACCATGCATACCATGCATCGCGCGGTCGCGACCGGCATCTACTGCTTCGCGTGCGCGGCCCGCATGACACCGAAAGGTGAGCCATGAACCAGACCGAACTCCTGTGCCCGTACTGCCTCGTTCCCACGGAACGGCGGAACGGCAGCGCCGTCTACCAGTTTCGCCCGGACCTCGCGCACTGCAAGTTCTTCGTCTGCCCGTCGTGCTCGGCGCGCGTCGGGTGTCATGCCCTCACGGGCAAGCCGTTGGGCACTCCGGCCAACGCGGAACTGCGCGCGTTGCGCAGACGGTGTCACGACTTGTTCGACCCGCTGTGGAACCGAGGCGCGCGGCACTTGCGGCCGATAGCCCGGGCCGGCGCGTACGCGTGGCTCGCGGAAAAGCTCGGTGTTGACCGCGTTCACTTCGGCGAAGCCGATGTCGAGCTTGCGCGGCGAGCGGCCGGTTTCCTGGCGTTCCTAGATCCCAAGCCCCGTGTTGACGAGTTGATCGCGTGGGCCGACGGCCGGTGGGAGTGGGACGACGCCGATATGGACACGTGGGGGTGGGACACGCCATGAACCGAACCCAACTACGGCTCGCGATCCGGCGCACCCTCGCGGTGCTCCGGGCTCGAGCGATCTGCGTGCAATCCAGGCCGCTCGCACTTCTCGTGCTCCGCCGCCTGCGCGCCAAGCTCAAGGAAGTGCCGCGATGAGCGTCCACCCGTTCGATGGCATCTTCGTCTCGTGTGTCGTGCTTGCCGCCTTGCTCGTCTGGTCCGGCACGCGGGACGCCTTGTACGCGCGTGCCCGCGAGGACCGGGTTGCCGGCGCGCTCATGGCCATGACCGCCGTGTTCGCGCTGGTCTGTGCGGTCCTGCATGTTCTGCGCGGTCGCGCTTGACATTCTGTTCCGACTCGCTAGCCTCACGTTTCGTACACTTGCCCGCGTGCGGCCCCCGCCCCTTCTTCCCCGGGCCGGTAAGTTCGCGCGGGTGCGCGCGGCCGGGACGCTCGGCCGCGCGCCTTGTTCTTCTGCCCTGACCTACCATGAACCTGACGCTTACATTCTGTCTCGATGACCTGTCCCCGGACCAACGCGACGCGCTCGACGTGTTGCTCGCACGCCCGGCCACCGTGCCGGCCGAAGACTTGCCCCGCCCGGCGAGCGAGCCACGCGAAGAAGCCGCGCCGGCCGTCCCGGCGGTCAAGCGTGGGCGCGGGCGTCCACCGAAGGTCCGGGCCGTGCCCGCCGGTGACCCGACCCCGCCGGCCCCGATCGTGAGCCCGCCGGCCGACTACGTGCCCGACGTGCCCGCCCAGGCACCGGCGGGGCCGCCCCCTGCCGAGGAAGTCGCGCTCGACGAAGCCGCGATGGCCGCGCGGGCCGCCTACATCAAGGAAGCGGTCCAGAAGGCCGGGATCCGGCTCGGCGCCGCCCTGCCCAGCACGTTCGACACGATTCGGGCCGTGATCGCGCGGTTCCGCCAAGCCGACGGCACGCCGTGCTCGAAGCTCGTCCAGGTCCAAGTCAAGGACACGGCCGAGCTGATCGCCCAGCTCGAAGCCCTACGCCCGACGGGAGCCTGACCCATGGCCCACGCCCCATTCGCCCCGTCGGCCGCGCACCGGTGGACCCGGTGCGCCGCGAGCTTGCTTGCCCCGCCGTCGCCCGAGTCCGAGTACGCGCGTGAGGGCACGGCGCTCCATGAGATCGCCGCCCGGTGCCTGACCGAGAACCGCGCGCCGCTCGATGCGGACCTGTGGGGCGCGCTCGAACGCACGCCCGAGCGTGTCGAGGTCGTGTCCGCCTACGTCGCGCACGTCCGCATGCTCGTCGCGCTCGACGACGCGGCCCCGTTGATCGAGCACCGCGTGTACTTCGGGTTCTCGACCCCGGCCAGCCTCACGACTTCGACCGGCGAGTTCGACTGTTACGGCACGGCCGACGCGCTGGTCTGGACGCGCACGCGCCTGATCGTCGCGGACTTGAAGACCGGGGCCGGGGTGGACGTGGACGCCCAGGACAACGACCAGCTCGCCATCTACGCGCTTGCCGCGCTCGACAGCAACCCCGGGCTCGCCCAGGACATCACGGACGTCGAGTTGCACATCGTCCAGCCGCGCACGTCGCGCGAACCCAAGGTGTGGGCGATCTCGCGCGTCGACCTGGAAGACCGGCGCCAGACCTACAAGCGCGCGATCGTGGCCGGGCGCGCGGTCCTGGCCCGCCAGGAAGCCCGGCCCGAGCACTACGGCCCGGGCGAGTGGTGCCGGTTCTGCGGCAAGGTCGCGACGTGCGAGGCTCGCCAGTCCTACGCGCTTGTTGCCGCGCAGGGCATGTTCGACGCGCTCGACGCGCCGCGCCCGTCCGTCCCCCTGCCCGTCGACATGACGGCCGACCAGATCCGCGCCGTGCTCGACCGGGCCGACGTGCTTGTCGACTGGCTCAAGCTCGTGCGCGACGAGGCGTCGAACCGGCTGGCTCGCGGGGCGAGCGTGCCCGGCTACAAGCTCGTGACTCGGCAGGGCAACCGGCAGTGGCGCGACGAACAGGCCGCGCGCCTCGCGCTCGAAACCCTCGGGGTCGACCCGGTCGAGACGACCATGAGGTCGCCCGCGAGCATCGAACGCGAGATCGGCAAGGGCGCGCCCATCCTGGCCGCCCTGACGCACCGGCCCGAGTTGTCGCCCGTGCTCGCGCCCGAGTCGGACAAGCGTCCGGCCGCCCCGCCGCTCCAGTTTCCCCGAGAAGTCGGGGGCGTGCTATGATCCACCTTCCGCGAACGAGGTCCGGTGAGGAGCTTCCGGACCGTGGTGCCCGCCCCGACGAGCGCATGGACTCGTCGGGGCCATTTCCCCAGGAGGACGAGAACACGTCTGCGGTCGTGTTCTGGGTCGCACTCGCGGTCGCCTGCGTGGCCGCGTTCCTAGCGACCGCCAGCTTGGTGACGCGATGAACCCGGACAAGATGCCGTGGCGTGACCAGCTTGCCCTCGTGGCCGCCAAGGCCGGCATGGCGGGCTTCCCGGTCTACGGCTGGCGCGAGGACGGAAGCGGGTTCCCGCGCTTCGGGTTCTGGTGGCTGGGCGAGTTCACGGGGCGCGTCTACTTGGGGCGAACGGGCCGCGAGGCGCTCACGAAGTTGGAGGAGGAGGTGAGCCGCCGTGGCTGACCCGAACGAACTGTGCGCGAAGGCGATGGGCTGGCGCATGCGCGAGGGTGGCGTGTGGGAAGACGCGAGTGGCATGGCACGCGCGCAGCAGCTTCCCTACTTCCAGTCCCTCG